GAACAGGAGCATCTGTCTAATGGTAGATATACTCTTGAAATGGTCAGAATCGATGATAGAGTTAAAAAAATCATCACTGACATTAAGCTTGAAGAAGCTGAAATTGCTCACAGGCAAAACACTGCAGAAGGTGTTGCTCCACAAGTTTCAGTAGCTACTTAATAAAAAAGCTACATCGTTGAATAAATTCAATTCACATTATAGGCTCTCTTGCACTCTATTAAAATGTAGTATATAGTTTTATTACTATACAATTAATTAGAACGTAAACGAGTATAGTCGACGGCCTAGAGATTACGTTCGGAAACTAGGAGGATATAATTATGGCAAACACTACATTTTCGGGACCGGTACGATCAGAAGCCGGATACCAGCATGTAACAAAAAATGCAACAACAGGTGCATTTACAACTAACTATCTAAACGTTAAATTTGATTTCGTTGGTATGACTCACGCTGCAGTTTCTGCAGGTTCAGGGGTTGCTTTACCAGCAGACCAAGTTAGCACGGTAAACTTTACAGGCGCAGCAGCTTGTTCAATGGTTTTACCAGCAGCTACACCAGGAACAAGAGTAGCCTACGTTCAAAGAGTAGATACAACAGGTGGAACAAATACTTTAACTTTTGATGCATTAACAACTGATGCATGGGTTACTGGTAGTTTAATTGAAACTAGAGCAGCTGATAATGTTTCTTATGATACATCAACAGCAGGCGAAGGTCAGTTAGTTTTCACTGCAGCTAATGCAACTACAAACTTTTTTTCAATAGGAAGTATTTTATACTTTTCTTGTACAACAAAAGGTTTATGGCACGTTGGCCTTGACTCAGCTAAAGACCCTTTAGCAGTTAAAGGTGCGTTCGCATTTGCAGCGTAATAAATAATTAGTGTGGGGCTTCGGCCCCACCTTTTAATTTAAGGAGAATAATATGGACTCAGATCAACATACGTTGAACAAAACAACCGGAACTGCTTCAGTTTTAAGAGGCTCAAGAACTAGAGTTACTTCAATTCAAGGAAGAGGTGAGGCTGGTTCAGTTTTACTTTTACATGATGTAGCCGACGCAGGAAATGCAGGTGCTGGTAATTTATTAGCTACTTTTAAATTTGAAACTGAAGGATTAGAAGTTTATATACCTGGTTCTGGTATTTTGTTTAAATCTGGAGTTTGTGCAACTTTATCACAAACATCTGGAACAGACGGAAGTGTTACCATGACAATTACAAGGGGATAGTAAATGGCCAATACCACCTCGGGAACAGCAACGTTCGATAAAACTTTTGCTATTGATGAAATAGTAGAAGATGCATTTGAACGTATTGGATTAAATTCAGTAGCAGGTTATCAATTAAAATCAGCTAGACGATCTCTTAATATCTTATTTCAAGAATGGGGTAATAGAGGTATTCATTATTGGGAAATAGATGAGCTTAATTTAGATTTAATTGAAGGTCAATCAGACTATGATTTTTTTAGATCTACCGGCGATGGCACAAGCGCAACGTCAACGCCTGCAGATGTTTATGGAATGTCCGATGTTCTTGAAGCACAGTTAAGATCTAATAGAACTCAAACAGATCAATCAGATAGTCCAATGACTAAAGTAGATAGATCTACTTATGCAGGTTTTTCTAATAAATTATCAAAAGGAACTCCCAATCAATATTGGGTAGAAAGATTTATTGATAAAGTTAGAGTACATGTTTATCCAACACCAGATTCTACTAACGCATCTAAAGACATGCATTTTTATTATATTAAAAGAATTCAAGATGTTGGAGATTACACTAATGCAACAGATGTGCCGTTTAGATTTGTGCCTTGTATGATTGCAGGTTTAGCTTTTTATCTTTCACAAAAATATCAACCACAAATGGTGCAAGCTATGAAACTTTATTACGAAGATGAATTATCTAGAGCATTAGCAGAAGATGGCTCAGCTTCTAGTACATACATTACACCAAAAGCTTACTACCCAGGAACATAATGGCAAAATACGCAACAGGTAAATACGCAAAAGCAATTTCTGATAGATCAGGTATGGAGTTTCCATATAAAGAAATGGTTAGAGAGTGGAACGGATCTTTTGTGCATGTATCAGAGTTTGAACCAAAACAACCACAATTGGAACCAAAACCAATGAACGGTGATTCTATATCTTTGCGTAATGTTAGACCTGATAGAACAGAAACAGCTGTTCCTAATATTTTACCTTTAAACGCATTTACAACAACATCTGGATCAACTACAATATCTGTTAATGAACCAGATCATGGTAGATCAACATCAGATACAGTTAGATTTAGAGACGTATTAAATGTTGGTGGAGTCGCAGCAACAACTATAAATAATTCAAGTGGATACACAATTACTAAAGTAGATGACAATAATTATACCTTTGCAACAGCTACAACATCTAGTATAAGTGAGTTAGGAGGAGGCGGAGCTGCATCAGCAGGCCCTGTAACGGTAAGCGCATGATAAGTAAAATTTGGAATTGGATAAAAAATAAATTTAAACCTGAAAAACAAGAACCTCATATAATGTTATATGATCCACAGCCTTGTAAAGGTCATAGAAGGTTTAGAAATAATTGTGAAGATTGTAGAAAGGTTTCGGCATAATGGCTGGATTAAGTGCATCAGGATTAAAAACTCAAATAAGAAGTTATACTGAAACAGACTCTAATGTATTAACAGATGCTGTTTTAGAAAATATAATTTTAAATGCACAGTATAGAATATTTAGAGATGTGCCTATAGATGCAGATAGAAAACAACAGTTAGGTAATTTTGTTGCTGGACAAGAGTCTATAAATGCTCCGGCAGGATGTTTATTTATTAGAGCTATACAAGTTTACGATACAAATGGATCAGCTATTACAGGAGCTAATAGATTTTTAGAAAAAAAAGATATGTCTTATCTGCAGGAATATCAAGATGTAACAGGCACGTCAGCTGCACAAGGTCAACCTAAATATTACGCTATGTTCGGTGGTGCTACAGGAGAATCTGATACTACATCAGGTAGAATATTTTTAGCTCCAACTCCAAATACCACATATAGATTTAGAGTTCATTTTAATAAAATGCCTGATCTTTTAGAAAACAATGATACCAATTATATTAGTCTTAATTTTCCAAATGGTCTATTATATTGCTGTTTATCAGAAGCATATGGGTTTTTAAAAGGTCCAATAGATATGTTGACACTTTACGAAAATAAATATAAACAAGAAGTACAGAAGTTTGCTAATGAACAAGTTGGCAGAAGACGAAGAGATGACTACACAGATGGTGCTGTTCGTATTCCAGTAAACTCAGCAAACCCGTAGGAGATAAATTATGGCAATAACATCAGCAATATGTTCAAGTTTTAAACAAGAACTTTTACAAGGTAAACACAGTTTTGAATCTTCAGGTGGACACACTTTTAAAATTGCATTATTTGATAGTAGTGCAACGTTAAATGCTACAACTACAGATTATTCTACATCAGAAGAAATTACAAATACATCCGGAACTGCATATACTGCAGGAGGTGCAACATTAACTAATAGTGGAGTTGGATTAACTAGTACAACTGCATTCACAGATTTTGGTGACATAACTTATAACTCAGCTTCTTTCACTGCAAACGGTGCATTAATATATAATACAACAACAAATGGTGGTTCGTCTACTACTGATGCTGTTTGTGCAATCGCTTTTGGTGGAGACAAAACAGCAAGTAATGGAACTTTTAAAATTGAGTTTCCTGCAAACGACGCTACAGCCGCAATAATCAGATTAGCATAGGAGGTCGACCATGTCGACGACTTCAGGATGGGGCAGGTTTACCTGGGGCCAAGCTAATTGGAATGAAGACACAACTTTAAAAACAGGTTGGGGTGCACAAGCCTGGAGTGGTTCAGGTGGATGGGGAGATCTTTCTGATCAAACTGTTTCTATTTCTTTAACAGGCATACAAATTACATCTAGCATTGGTTCAGTTGATGTACCAGATCAAGTAATAACACCTACAAGTTTTGAAATAACATCTTCACAAGGTGAAGCTTTTGTACCTGTAAATATAGACACTTCTTTATCCGCAACATTTTCAGTTGGTTCGTTAACAGTAAATGATGTAACTTTTGGTTTACCTAGTTTCTCTTTAACAGCATCTTTAGGTGCTCCTGTAGTTGCTGACATGACTATCGGTTTAACTGGTTTAGATTTAACATTATCTCAAGGAACTGCATTTGCACCAAATGAAACAGCTATTCTTTCTGGTCAAGAAATTACATTATCTCAAGGAACTGCAATAGGTTCGTCTTCTCAAGAAGCAAGTTTAACAGGTTTATCACTTACATCTAGTTTAGGAACAGTAACTATACCAAATGATACTGCAATCTTAACAGGTGTTTCTTCAGAGTTTACATTAGGATCTATAGTTGGATTAGGTGGAGCAGTAGCTAATCCAACAGGTATTCAATCAACATTAAGTGTAGGGTCAATAGATCCTAATGATATGTCATTAGGCTTAACTGGAGTATCAGCTTCGTTTAATATTGGTTCAATAACTATACCTCAAATTACAGTAGGATTGACTGGAGTAACAGCTTCGTTTAATGTCGGAGCTGTAGATATTTTTGCTTATGGTGATGTTGACCCAGGTTCAAATATATCATATAACAATGTTTCAACAGGTTCGAATGATACTTATTCAGATGTTGCAACTGGATCAAATACAAGTTATAGTGACGCTGCATAATAGGAGATAATTTATGGCATCAACATACACCCCATTGGGTATAGAAAAACAAGCAACCGGTGAAAACGCTGGAACTTGGGGAACAAAAACAAATACTAATTTAGAAATCGTAGAACAAATATCTGGCGGTTATACAACTCAAGCAGTAACTGATGGCGCAGATACAACTCTTTCAGCAACTGATGGTGGAACTGGTGCAACTCTTGCACACAGAGTCATAGAATTTACAGGGGCTCTTACAGCTTCAAGAAATGTTACAATACCTTTAGACGTACAAAACTTTTATTTTTTAAAAAATGCAACTTCTGGATCACAAAACGTCGTATTTAAATATGCTAGTGGTACAGGAACTTCAGCTACAGTTGCAAATGGTAAAACTGTAATTGCATATGCAAAAGGAGACGATGGGACTAATCCAAATATTTCTACAATATCATTAGCTGCAGATGTAGTTGATGATACTTCACCACAATTAGGTGGTAATTTAGATACTAACTCTTTCATGATAGACTTCGATGATGCTCACGGTATCAGAGATGAAAATGCAAATGAACAATTAATTTTTGAAACAACTGGATCAGCAGTAAACTTTGTTGATATAACTAATGCTGCAACAGGTGCAGGACCACAAATTGGTGCAAATGGAAGTGATTCAAATGTTAATTTAAAATTAAGAACAAAAGGAACTGGTCTTCTTGAAGTTATGGGTGCAACAAATCCAGGCTCAATTCAGCTCAATTGTGAAAATAATTCGCATGGGATTAAGCTAACCAGTCCTGCACACAGTTCAGGGCAGAGCTATGAACTTAAATTTCCCACTGGAAATGTTACAGCAGATAGATTTTTAAAAGTTGCATCAGTAACAGGATCTGGAGCAACAGGTGTTGGTCAATTATCTTTTGCCGAAGTATCAGGTGGAACTTCTTGGCAGGCAGTAAAAACTTCTGCTACATTTACAGCTGTAGCAGGTGAAGGTTATTTTATTAATACTACAAGTAATGCAATAGAAATGGATTTACCTGCAGGTAATATTGGAGATGAAATTTCTTTTATAGATTATGCAGGAACTTTTGATACAAACAATTTAACGATCGATCCGAATGGAACAGAAAAAATTGCAGGATCTACGGCTAGTTTAACGGTTGGAACAGAAAGAGCAGGAAATACATTAGTGTACGTAGACAGTACTCAAGGTTGGCTCTTAAAGAATAATTAAGGAGATTAATGACTACTTATAAATCTATAGTAGGCCAAAAAATCTTAAAGGTTAGTTCAGATCCAACGAATCCTTTAGAAGGTCAAATTTGGTACAACTCATCAACTGGAATATTAAAAGGTGTTCCATTATTAGAAGCCTGGTCTAGTGGTACAGTTTTAACTACAAAAAGATATATTTCAGCAGGAACAGGAAGTGCAACAGCAGGATTAGTCTCTGGTGGTGATACAGGAGGAGATACTAAAACAGGTGCAACAGAAGAATATAATGGAAATGGTTGGTCAAATGGCGGAACCATGAATACTCCAAGAGCATATGTAGCAGGAGCAGGAACTCAAACCGCAAGTTTAGGTTTTAGTGGTTACACATATCCTCCACCTAACCCAGCAGGATCAAATGCATCAGAAGAATATGATGGATCTTCGTGGACCAGTGGTAATAATATGAATGTTGCTAGATTTAATTCAACAGGTTGTGGAACTCAATCTTCAGCTTTAGGATGGGCTGGAAGAAGTCCAGCACCTACTGAAAGAGATATTTGTGAAGAATATAATGGAGCCTCTTGGACAACAGGTGGAACTTTAAGTCAAACCAAAACAGGTACAGGTGGAGCTGGTAGTTCACAAGATGCAGCTTTATGTTTTGGTGGAGAAGGAAGTCCTGGTAATTTAAATCAAACAGAAGAATATAATGGAGCCTCTTGGACAACAAGTGGAAATTTAAATTTAGCTAGAAGAAATTTTTCAGGTTCTGGAATACAAACAGCAGCTTTAGCTATAGGAGGACTTACAAACCCTCCTGACACTGTTAGAGCAGAAACAGAGTCTTACGATGGAACTTCTTGGACGACAAAACCAAGTATGGCAACAGCTAGAATGTTTGGATGCAGTGCATTAAATGGAACTACTTCAAGCACTTGGTTAGCAGGTGGAAGACCAACAAGTAGTACTTCATTAGCTAATGTAGAAGAATATAATGCAAGCACAAATAAATTTACAGCTGGAGCATGGTCTAGTACTACTAACATGAATACAGCAACTCAAGTTTATAAAGGATCGTCCACTACTGGAACTCAAACTGCATTTAGAGTTTTTGGTGGTTATACAACTGCTAATACTGCAAAAAATGAAGCCTTTAATGGTGCAACATGGGCAGAAGAAGCTGATATGAATACAGCTAGAAGAGGACAAGGAGGTAGTGGATCTTTTACTTCTGCATTGTGTTATGGTGGCTTTATACCACCAGGTACAGGAGTAACTGAAGAATGGAATGGAACAAGTTGGTCTGAAAAAAATGATTTAAATACAGGAAGAAATTCTATATCCGCTACTGGATCTAATGGAGACAACGCATTAGCAACAGGTGGTAACAACCCTGCTACAGCAGCTGTAGAACAATGGAATGGAACAAGTTGGACAGCTAAAACTTCTTATCCGATTAGTGTAATAGATGGAAATGCTGCAGGAACAGTAACCGCAGCTATAGTATCTGGTGGATATAGCAGTCCTCCAGCAGGAATTACAACAACTAACGAATGGAATGGAGCAAGTTGGACAGCAGGAGGACCTCTAGTTACTGCTATTCAAGGAGCAGGATCAAGTGGTACTTCAACAGCAGCTCTTATGTCCGGAGGATATGTTGCTCCAGCTTATACAGCTGTAACACAAGCATATGATGGAACTGCTTATGCAACACAACCAAATTTAGGAACCGCAAGAGGTGCATGTGGTGCGGGTGGTCCTTCAACTGCAAATATAATTGCAGGAGGATATGATACGGGAGGTTCAAATAAAACAGAAGAATTTACAGGAGAGTCTTCAGCCTTAAATGTAGAAATAGTAACAACAAGTTAAAATTATGAGTGATTATAAAAGTATAGTAGGAAAAGGAATTAAATTTGTATCTTCAAATCTTGACAATGCTCAAGCAGAAGGTCAAATTTGGTATAACTCTACTGATGGAAAATATAGAGATCTTTTAGTTTTATCAGCATGGGCTAGTTCTACACCTCTTCCAATAGCTACAAATCAATCAGGAGGAGCTGGTATAAACACAGCATCTTTAATATTTGGTGGATCAAGTCCAGCTAATAATGCAGAGGATGCAACGTATGAATATAATGGATTAGGATATTCTAATAGTGGAAATTTAAATACATCTCGTACAGGAATATCAGGAGCAGGAACTCAAACAGCAGGATTAGGTGCAGGAGGTTATTTATTTCCTGGAAGTTCAAATAACACTGAAACTTATAATGGATCTAGTTGGACAGCTGCAACAGCTATGCCAACTTCAAATTCATATGCTTCATGTGGAACTCAAACGTCTGCATTATATGTTACATCTAGCACCACGCTAGAATATTCATCACCTTCTTGGTCTAGTGGGAATGGTTTAAATACTCCTAGAGCAGAGGCTTCTATGGCAGGAACACAAACTGCAAGTATATTTTTTGGAGGAGGACCTCAAACATCAGCATCTGCTGCAAGTGAAGAATATAATGGAACAAGTTTTGTAAATTCAGGTACAATGAATACTGCAAGAGGAATACAAATAAATGGTGCAGGAACACAAACATCCGCTTTAGCTTATGGAGGAGCAGGACCAACTGAACCCGGTAGAAGTGCAGCAACAGAATCTTGGGATGGAACTAGTTGGACTACTCAGAATAGTCTGGCAACGGTAACAGCACAAGCTCAAAAAGGAGGATCAACAAGTGCTGATTCTACATCAGGAATTGCAGCTGGTGGTCTTACACCAGGTAGATCTTCTAAAACAGAAGAATATAATACTTCACTTAACGTAATTACTGGAGCAGCATGGGCTAGTGGTAGTGCTACGAACACTGCTTTAGGAACTACTGCAGGAAGTGGAACACAAACTGCAGGAATAATTTTTAGTGGAGCAGATAATAAAAATAATACTGAACTATATGACGGTTCTTCTTGGACTGCAGGGCCAACATTAAATACAGGAAGATATGGAGCAGGTGAAGCAACTAACGCTCCTCAAACAGCTGCTCTTTGTTTTGGTGGATATTCTGAACCTCCAAACACCAACAGAGCTCAAACAGAGGAATATGATGGTTCTTCTTGGTCTGAACAAAATGATCTGCCAACTGGTATAAGACAATTATCTGGATTTGGAACACAAACAGCTGCAGTTAGTGTAAGTGGTTGGTCAACAGATTACGTTGCTGAATCTTATGAATACAACGGAGCTTCTTGGACAGCTGCAGGAAACATAAATGTTTATAGAGAACGATCAGCTTCTTTTGGTCTTGAAACAGCAGGAGTAACAGTTGGAGGTAATGTCCCTCCTTCTCACGCTCATAGTGCTACAGTAGAAGAATATAATGGCGCTTCCTGGACAACTGCAACTGCATATCCTACTGGTATTAAAATGGCTGCAGCGTGTGGAATACAAACTGATGGTTTAGTATTTTCTGGAAACACTCCTCCAAATAGCGTAACAGGATTAACTTTAGGATATGATGGAACATCATGGTCAACAAGACCTTCAATGGCAACTGCAAGACAAGCAGGAGCAGGAGCAGGGACTTCAACAGCTGCTCTTATGTCAGCTGGATCTAATGTTGGTGGAACATCTTTAACAACAACAGAGGAATTTACTGGTGATACAACAGCATTAAACGTTAAAACAATTACTACTAGTTGATAATGATTAAAATTAAGTATATAATAATATAAAAGGAGAAAAACTATGGCACATTTTATTTATGGAGTTGCTGAAAACACAGGAAAAGGGTTTTTTACTGCAGAAGACAGAAGAAAATTTTTTCTTAGAGGTTATCCTGCTAATGTTTGGATGGTTGGAAACACTGTTGAAGGTGCGATGTGGTTAGCCGAAAAAGGCGCTGCTGAAAAAACCAAAGCAGAAGCACAAGCTGTAATAGATGCAGAAATAACTGCAGCTCAAAACGCTTGGGATGCTTTACCTGATGAAGAAAAAGCACCAGCAAACCCTCTTAATACAAGACCTGTTGATGTAATTCTCCCATAAAGGATTTTTAAATGACAGACTATGCAGGTATCAAAGGTACAAGAGTTAAATATTTAACTACAGATCCTACTTTAACTTCAGACTATGAAGGGCAGGTTTGGTACAACTCGACCACAGGTGTTAATAAAGCAGTAGTTCAGATTAAAGCATTTTCTTCTGGAGGTGCTTTACCAGCTACTAGATCTGGATCAGGTGGATGTGGAACTCAAGGAGCAGCATTAAATGTAGGTGGAGAAGATGGAGCTAATCTTTTTAATACTACAGAAGAATATAATGGTTTTACTTGGTCAGCTGGTGGAGCTTTAAATGATGGTCCAGGAAGTTTTTTTAATCCTATTGCAGGAATTCAAACTGCAGCTGTAAGAGTTGGAGGTATTTTAGCACCTTTTCCAACTTTAACAAATGCAGTAGAAAATTATAACGGAACATCTTGGACAACAGGAACAGATATACCTGCAAATAATAATCACGGAAATTTAGCAGGAACACAAACAGCTGCAATTTTAGCAGGAGGAGATCCTGGTGCTGTTTCAACAACTCTTTCTTGGAATGGATCATCTTGGACTGCAGTTAACTCTTTAGTAGAAGGAAAAGCTAATGGAGCTGTAGCTGGACTTTCATCAGCAATGTTGGCTTCAGGAGGATCAGACGGAACTCCTGGAACTGGAGGTTTTACTGATAATGTTCAATCTTGGGATGGAACTAATTGGTCTACTAGTCAAAATTTACCAGCAGCTAAAACTAATTTAAGAGGATGGGGAACTAACACAGACGCAATCGTAGTAGGTGGAAGAACAAGAGCACCTGCTGCTTCAGCTACATCTGAACAATATGATGGAACTGGTTGGACTGCTTCAGCAAGTTTAGGAAGTGCAGCATATTTAGGAAGTACTGCTGGAGGAACATCAGGATCACAATTAGGAATTTACGCAGGAGGTGGAAGAGTAAATGCATCTACCCCGACAGAAGAATATAGATCTCATATATTTGTAACTACAAAAGCAGCCTGGGCATCAGGAAATAATTTAAATCAAGCTAGAAAAGAATTAGGTGGTGCAGGAACACAAACAGCTGCAATTGCTTTTGGAGGATCTAATCCAGGTGGAACTGCTGTTAATAATTCTGAAGAATATGATGGCTCGTCTTGGTCTGAAGGTAATGATTTAAATACAGCAAGAAGAACAATTCAAGGTTTTGGAACTCAAACAGCTGCAGTTGCTGTGGGTGGTTTTCAAAACCCTAGTGGAGGTTACCATTCTGTAGAAGAATATAATGGTGCATCTTGGACAGCAAATTCAGCTCCTGGAGAATTGGGAACAGGTAGATACGGAGCGGCATGTGCAGGAATAGAATCAGCTGGTCTTGTGTTTGGTGGATCTGATGTTACTCCAGGTTTTTTAAATCAAACAGAAGAATATAATGGATCAGCTTTTGCAGAACAAAATAATTTAAATACTGCTAGAAGAGGTTTGGGTGGAGCAGGAACTCAAACATCAGCTATAGCGTTTGGTGGAGATGAACCAGGTGCTAGCAATAAATCAGAAGAGTATAATGGTGCATCTTGGACAGCTGGTCCAACATTAAGTATTGCAAGAGACAATGTAGCCGGAGCAGGAGCAACAAGTGATTCAGCATTAGCTTTTGGTGGAACTACAACTGGAAATAATTCTGGAGAAACAACAGCAACAGAATTATATAATGGAACAGTTTGGGCTTCATCTGCTCCTTTAGCAACAGCTCGTTATTATTTAGCAGGTTGTGGAACAACCAGTGCTGCCTTAGCTTTTGGTGGAAATCCTGGTCCTGGAACAACAAATGCAACAGAAGAATTTACAGGTGAAGTTCAAACAATTACAGGTTCAACGTTGACAACTAGTTAGTAATCGTTATATTAGAAAGTATCGAAAGGATTATTATGACAGAAAAAAGAAATATACATGCACTTATAGAAAAAGAAGCACCAAGCTTAAATAACTTATTAGATCCAGAAGATGTAAAAGAGTTTAAGGCTATGACATCTGAACTTAGAGATACTTGGACTAAGAAACAAGTTTTTAGAACAGAAACAGAAATGAGGATGTCTGTATTACAGGATGCAAAATATCCAACAAAAGCTTCAAAGTATTGGCAGTGTGTTAGAGAACAAAACGTATTCTTAGAAAATTTAATGAGTTTATCATTTGATTGTAGACGTAAAGAATCAAAAATTAAATGGTTAGAAAAAAAGTTAGAAACAGAGCAAGACGAATACAAATTAGAAAAGTATAAAATAGATTTAGATGAAGAACGATATGGTTTAGCTAATATGCAATTAGTGGCTCGTGATAGAATGAGAGAAATCAAATTGTGGTCTACATTAAAAAAAGAATTTGATGATGGATCGTTTGATACTAAAGATGTTAATAGACACCAATTAGACTCGTATCATTTAATAATGAAAAACAAAGCAGAAACCTTGACCCAAGGATCAAGTCAACCTGAAGTGTTTAATGTGTTAGGACAATTACAAACAATAGAAAGAGTTAAAAAATCAGGAGAAATGATTTACAACAAGAAAGAACAATTGACTAATGACCTCGGAGCAAAAGACAAGTAAAAAACTTTTTTTCTTAGTTGCAATGCCAAGGTCAGGTAATACCTTGTTTGCTTCTGTAATGAATCAAAACCCTGAGATAGCCGCTACTGCAAACTCTATTACGTTAGAGATAATGAAAGATTTGTTTTTGTTAAAAAAAACAGATGTATTTCAAAACTTTCCCGATCATAAATCTTTAGATAATGTATTGAACGTAGTGTACGATAATTATTACAAAGATTGGCCACAAAGATTAATTATAGATAGAGGTCCTGTAATGACACCACCTAATTTAAATTTAATGCAAAAACATTTTAAAAGACCTTTTAAATGTATTGTATTGCTTAGAGATCTAATGGATGTGTTAGCAAGTTATATGCAATGGTATACAGAAAATCATGATGCATTTCCTAATAAATATAATCATAAAAATGATGAAGAAAAATTATTAGCGTTAATGAATAAAGATGGAGCTATTGCAAAAGAGTTAGAAGCAATTAAAAACTCACATAATTATCCTGGCATGTGTCACTACGTAAAATACGATGACATTGTAACAAACCCAGAAAAAGAATTTAAAAAAATATATGAGTTTATAGATGAGCCTTATTTTAATCATAGGTTTGATAATTTAGATCAAGTATCTGTAAATGGTCTATCTTATGATGACAAAATAGTTGGTAGCAATATGCATAAACTATTTGATGGTCCTATTAGAAAAGTGTATAACCCTTACATAGAAAAAATTCCAGAAAGAATAAGAGAAAAATATGAACACATCCGATTTTAATTTTATATTTTTAGGTCAATCAGTATTACGTTATAAAGTGCCTGTTGATGTGTTTGATATTATTAATCATATTTATGAAACAAAATACCCTGAATTAAAACCTGCAAACAAACAATTAATTGGTAAAATTGAAAAAGAACATAGTTTATTTTTTAATGGTGAAGATAATTCTAAAATGACAAGACATAATCTGTTACCGCAAAATGTATTGCAGTGGTTCGAATCAAAGTTTAAACATTATTTAAATTGGAATAAAGTTAAAAAATATAATTTACATTTAAATTCTATTTGGGTTAACACAATGTTTCAACATGAATATAACCCAGTGCACGTGCATCAAGGATCATTATTTACAGGTTTATCTTCTGTTATGATTTTAAAATTACCAGAGTCTTATGGAGTAGAATATTCTGCAGCAGATGCACCGCAAAATGGTAGACTACAAATATTAGGTTCAGCTTCAGGTATGTTTGCAAATGTAGATTATCAACCAGATATTAAAGAAAGAGATTTTTTTGTATTTCCATATGATATGAGACATTGTGTATATCCTTTTAACGGACCGGGATACAGAAGAACATTAGCGGCAAATATGGATGTTGAATACAATCCAATTCAAAACAGAGGAGTATCATAATGTATGAAAATAAAATAATAACAGAACCTAAATGGAAGAGTTGGATAGTTCAAACAACTAGTCCGTTATTTACACCAGATCAATGTAGACAAATTATTGCATCAGGTCGATCACAAAAACCACAACAAGCTCAAGTAGGCATGGGTAAACCTGGTGGAGGAACTGATACAAAAAAAAGAGTAACAACAATTAGCTGGATACCATTTAAAGAAATGAGTCACATGTATGAAGATTTAAATTCTTTTATACAAAAAGCAAACGAAAATCATTTTGGTTTTGGAGATATCAAAGTAACAGAACAAGCGCAATTTACAGAATACCCTGAAGGAGGGTTTTATGATTGGCATATGGATTGTGATGTAAACATGGCTCACGAACCACCTGTTAGAAAAATATCAATGACATTATTATTAAACGATCCTTCAGAGTTTGAAGGAGGACATTTAGAACTTATGGCACCAGGTAAATTTGCAGAACTTAAACAAGGTCACGCAATTATATTTGCATCTTTTTTAAACCATAGAGTTCAACCTGTAACAAAAGGTGTTAGACAATCTCTTGTTGTTTGGTTTGGA